TGTACAAATCATGAAGTTCAAACTGCCGATAACTCTTTCGAGCTCATCTTTGCTGAAAAGATTAGCTGCTGCAAATGGAGTACATACTGGTGCACATGGCATAACTTCATTACGCTTATTATTAGCATTATTCTCAGCTGTGAGTTCAGCATTTGGCAAGAACACTGATGATGTGTTACACAAAGCTCTAGGACCAAATTCCATATTGCCATAAACAATATTAACAATTCTACCATCAGCAATGCGGTCAGCAATCTCTGAAACTAAGCATTTGATTGACTCTGTATCATCGATATGTGGGATTTGCTCAACGAAGATATTCTCGTTGTCAGCAAACTTATTAATGTTATAGAGCCTACGAGTTCCTATTGCCAATGTTCTGAATGGGAACTGAGGAGTATCTTCCTCTGCAGCATACATACCAATTGCTGCTCCCTGGTCTCCTGCTAATGGCATAATAGAAAGATTACCATCTACATCAGCAAGACTTGTCAAAATAGAATTGTTAAGTTTAACATTGTAGAATAAGCCTCCAGCTAAGCAGAGATACTTAATTCCAAATGATGCTATGATGCAATTGATAACCTTCTCTACAGTTCTTTGTACTACGAATGCGATTGCTACTCTTGCAGCATCTGTTGTCTTATCACTGCCTCTAAAGTTAAGTTTAAAAAGAATATCTGCAAAGAGTTTATGCCAATTTTCTTTTGTTTCTGCTAGCTTATCGTAATTAATTTCACGACCGCAAATACCAGCAAATACCATCTTTGCATCGCCAGCAGATGAATACATATTTTTAAACTTCTCAGCAATCTTATCTGACTCTTCAGCAAGAATTCTAATTTCAGCATCATCAAACGCTTTATTAATATGAGCCTCATAGCCTAAGAACTTGTACTCATCTTGATTTTCTTTCATGCCAACAAATGACGTAGCATACTGGTAGAACAATCCTAATGATTTCTCATAGCCATAAAATCTCTTAACAAGCTCTGGCTTTTTGCCTGTGTCACGACGATAAATTGAGAGAACCTCTTCGTTATTGCCAAAGCCATCAGCGACAATACAATATACAGGAATATTGCCTTCTTGCTTCTTGAAGTAATCTCTGAACTCGTAAGCACTATATGCATGTGCATCGTGATGAGTGAAGTCTTTATTAACCAACTTAATATTTGTTGAGATTTCCTTAAGCATATTAATATCCTGTAATGTGATATACTTATTAGGAGTTTCAGCACCAGTAAAGTTAAACCAATGAGAAATAAGAATTTCACAGCCTTTCATTCTGTTAAGACCAATATTGTACTTAATCTCATTGATAGCATCAATAGGGAACTGGCTATCAGCCTTAATACGAGAAAGACGTTCTTCCTCATATCCAATAATACAAGACTTTTCAGTCTCTTCAAATGAGCTGTTATCTACAAAAATTGCAGATGAGTTATGGCCCAATGTAATCAATAAATAATTCTTCATACTTAATATATTTTAAAATTGTATACTGCAAAAGTACTAAAAAGAATTGAAATAAAAGAATTTTTTCTGTTAATAAAACATAAGCATTTGTGAATAATCATTAATCTTCATTTGGATATTCCTGCTTAATCAATTTTAGGCATTGTTTTACTACGTGATAATAGTCCTCTTGAAAAATAGATACAATGATATTCTTCTGTTTAGTAGTAAGGTTATTAGCCTTACAATACATATATGCTTGTGCTAATGGCTTTGTGCCTTTTCTATCACCATATCTTGTAGCTAGCTGTGCATAATGAATACACTTCTTAATATCTTCGGCTCCATTTTTGTTCTTATATCTAGAAATGTACTTAAGCATATTGCCTTGTGTAAATGATAAGTCACATTTCATTATAAGCTCAATTGGCTGCACTTTAAGCAACTCGTAATGAGTTCCTCCTACTTCTTTAGTAATCTCCATATAACATTAAATCTTTAAATTTATAAACTTCTTGTTCATACCCAGTTTTTGATTTATTAACTGGTATTGAAAAAACGTATTTATCTCCTTTCATCTTTTCGAAATACATAAGTTTTCCAAAATACCAAATTAAATCACCTTTCTTTGGACGTTTCCACTTTTTCATACTACTTTAAATATTTTTCTATTCTTGCTTTTATACTATCCATTAATGCTGATTGCCTTCTGTCTTTTCTTCTTAATGCCATAATTACTTCATCATCATAAGTTCCTTTCATAACTAAATAATGAATTATAACATTATTCTTTTGACCTTGGCGATACAATCTAGCATTGAACTGCTGGAATAACTCCAATGACCAAGTTAGGCCAAACCATACGATGATATTACCACCAGCCTGAAGATTAAGTCCATGGCCTGCAGATGCTGGATGAGCTAACATTACTTGAACTTTGCCGCTATTCCAGTCAATTATATCTTGTGGCTTTTTAAGCTCTCTTGGTTTATAAGCTTTGAGATACTCCATAATTCTATCTCTATCATGCTGAAAAGACCAAGCGACTAATACAGATTTGCCATTAGCATCATCTATAATCTCTTTTAAAGCTTCTAGCTTTATATCATGCACTTCATAAACATTTCTATCTTCATCATAGATAGCTCCATTTGCAAATTGCAAAAGCTTATTACAAAGGGCTGCAGCGTTAATAGCATTAATCTCTTTTTCTTCTCCATCTTCTGGTTCAAACAACTCTACAACTTTGTCTTTCTCAAAGCTCATGTATTTATGTAATAAGTCATTTGGCATTTTAAGATTTATGAAATTATCTGTTCTTTCTGGTAACTTCAAATAATCTTGGCTCTTCATACTTATGCAGATATCTGATATCTTTTCATGAATTAATCTATCAGACTCTGGAAGCAAATCATAAGAATAGACGACATTGCCATTTGATTTACCTGGCCTAAAGTACATGCTTCTATATGCAGTTATTGTTTTACCTAAGCGAGTTCCTCTGTCCATCAGATATATCTGTGGCCATAAGTCGATAAGGCTATTAGGAGCTGGAGTTCCTGTTAAACCAACAAAGCGCTTAAAGCATGGTTGCGTTAACTTTAAAGCTTTCCATCTCTGTGATTTATAGCTTTTAAAGCTACTTAGCTCATCAACTACAATCATATCAAATGGTAACTTTGAGCCACCACATAATGCACATAGCCAAGCAATATTATCTCTTGAGATAATATGAATATCAGCTTTTTTGTTAAAAGCCTCAATTCGTTGTTGCTGATTTCCAATTATTTTTGAAAATGTAAGATGCCTTAAGTGCTCCCAATTTTTAGCTTCTTCTTGCCATACAGATTCAGCTACTCTCTTAGGGGCAATTACAAGAACTGAGTTTATCTCCAAGTAATCATACATTAAATCATTAATTGCTGTGAGAGTTGTAACAGTCTTGCCAAGTCCGAGGTCTAAGAATACACCACAGAAAGGAGTTTTTATAATAAAACTAACTACGCCTGTTTGGTATTCATGCATTTGCTGTCTTTTAAGCATCTAGTGTCCCTTTCCAAAATTATGAAGCCTAGCATGTTCTGCTTGAGAGCTAAGAACTTCGATATTTGATAAATCATTATTTCTAGGATTTCCGTCTATGTGATGTACAACTTCTCCTGGTAATAAATCTCTACCAAGCTTTAGTTCTGCTAGTATTCTATGTTCGTGAACTCCATATAGTTTTTTATAGCAATGCTCATTTCCTGTATTATTTCGTAAGCGACCTTCTCTTACAGCTTCTCTCATTTTAAAGTCATTCATCCTTGTTGGATTCAATTCTTTATTCATTTGAGTCATTCGCTTACTTAAATAAGCTCTTGAGCATGCTCTGCAGCAAAAAACATGCTGCATTGGTTTTAAATGGATATATCTTTGAAATTGTTTTCCACAATTATCACATGTTCTAGTTTCATATTTCATAATTCTATCTCATTAATCAAATCTATAACTCCTTGAACTGTGTCGATTACTTCGACTCTAAAGCCAAGAGCTCTAAGCTGTTTGTGAATAAATAGCTGAATTTTCTTTGGCTTTTGTCCAGTCGTTTTTAGTTCTACAAAAACTACTTGAGCTTTTGGAAATAAACATAACCTATCAGGAAGCCCAAGTATATGGTTTGATAATAGCTTTATGCACATTCCATTTTTCTCTTTGCAAAGCTCAACTAGTTTTCGTTCTATTACCTTTTCACTTTCTATCTTCTTCTGGCTCATAAGCTTCAGTGCAGAAAGTTAATGCAATATCAGTTACTTTATATTCATTTGTATTGAAGTATTTTTCAAAAAGCTGTTTTCTTGCAGCTTTTAAGTCTTCAGTGACGAATGGTTTATTGAAAGTAACACGTAGCTTAGAGCCTTTCATAGCTCTAGCTCCATAAATTCTAAATATCTTTTTCTTCATTTTCATATTCCTTACTATTTATTTTGTTTAAACACATTACTATTATTCATAAGCATACTCCTGAAAAGAAGAATACTGTATTTGTTATAAATTCAAGCGTTGTCATAATAAGCTGTCCTTTCTTTTAAAATATTTCTGTTTGCCATAAATACTAAAGTGTTTTGTTGACGTTACAAATTCCCAATCAGGCTGTGATTTCATAAGGTCATTAATCTCTCTAGTATTATAGCGTGTCATATCTTTTTTGTCTTTTCCTAAGCACTCACACCATATTTCAGCAATACAAACTGTATCTCTCTGAATAGTTCCGTTCTTAGCCAGAGGGTCGTCAAGCCAAGTGCGTCTGTCATATAAGTCTTTTTTGTCCCAGTCATCTGGAAGTAACTTATTAACATATTCAATAACAACACCGAGTCTTTCATCTGTAGATGAATGCTTAGCTTGTTCTGTCTTAGCTAACATAGATACTTCGTTGTCATCAAAGTATAACTTTTCTCCATTTTTGTATAACTGATATGCTTCAGCCCAAATTTGGTCTATTTCATCTTGTGTTAAATCATTTGGCACAGACTTAGTAGCATTCTCAGGATGTATATCTATTGGATTGAATCGTCTATTTCCTGTTGGGTCTTTTAAGAAGTCAGTATCATTGGTTGTACCAAAGAATATACACTGGCGTTTATAGATTTCAACTGTTCTGCCATAAGCAGGCCTAAAAGCATCATCACACTTAGATATGAATTGCTTTATGCTTTCAGCTTCAGATTTTTTAAATGCAGAAAGCTCAGCCATTTCTATTATCCAAGCTCCTTGCAATTGTTCGTAAGCCTCTTTGCCTTGTACTGTTGTGAATGTATCTGAAAACCAGTCCATTCCTAATTTTCTGATAAATGTGCTTTTATATGTTCCCTGAGGTCCCACAAGAATAAGCACCATATCATATTTAGTACCTGGTTTAAAAACTCTAGTAACTGCTGCACACAAGGCTTTCCTAATAGCAGCACGAGTGTAGGAATTATCCTCAGCGCCGAAATAGTCAATGAGAAGAGTATCAATACGCTTAACACCATCCCAAGTAATTGAGCTAATATATTCTCTGATAGGATGGAAACTCTTTCTTTGTACTTCAATAGCAAGCGAGTCATCAACCTTAAGAGACGAGGATATACCATATACGCACTCAATATAATTTCTAATTCCAGAATAGTCAACATCTTTCATATAATCTGGTTTAACTTCTAGCTTACGCCATGGCATATCTTTTGATATGTACCTTCTATTATCAAACAGATTAAGTGTAAATGCATTTTTGAGAACTTGGTCATTTTTCAGAATGAGATTTATATTCTGTGATGAATTTTCGTACTCACCTTTTGTTGTTGCTTTCAGTTCTTCAGTCCATGAAGTATCAGCATCTTTATCAAACTCAATTGGATTTTCAAAGTCAAGTTTAGCTTGAGCAAATTTCTCATTAGCAAGTTCTTTTTTAGTTCGCTTATCATTAGTGATAAGTTCTTCCATGAGCTTAAAGCTTTTCTTGTGCTTATCATCTGGCTCATTTCCAGTATCTTTATCACCAAACTTATGAATGCGAATTAAATCAAAAGCATTACACAATCTTCCACCTATTGGGTCTGTTCCATGATGGGAATACGCAAACTTATCATCATATATTAAAAGACCACCTGCTGTAGAGCCTTTAATGTATGTGTATCTATCATCACTAACTTTCTCATAAACATCAGGAAGAAAAGCTTCAATGGCTTCTTGTATTGTATAAGCTCTGCAGAATACTCCAATTATACCTTTCTTAGTACATGGGTCTTCTTGCTTCTTTACAGTAGACAATATGCTTTTGTCAAACTCTGATGAAATTGGCCATTCATTAATATCATGCCAATCATTGTATGAGTCAAGAATTGCATCTGCTGATAAGATAGGTCCATCTTGATATTCGAAGTAATAATCAACATCACAAGATACAGATGGCCAATACATTAAACGATTAGTCTGAAATGTAGATTGGTCAAACAAATCTATATTTAAATCACCTGCTATCTTTCTGGCTATTGGCTCGTATTCATCAGCTGATACTTCTCTATCAAGAGGAATAATCAATCTGTGGCGAGGTTTCTTTGGACTTGATTTATGAGTTGAATGAATGCAAGCTGCGCAATCATATAAAATTGTGAAATCCCACCAGAAGTCTGTATAAGAAAAGTCAATATCGAGTGTAATAAGCTGCTTATTCTGTACTGCAGATTTCTTTCTACTTCCGTTTAACAGTGTAGCTCCAATATATCCACCGACATCTTTTATCTTTCCTTGGTCTTGTTTGCTTGCTTTCATGAATTGAGCATAAGTCTCCTTAGTAACAGTTGGCTCTGATATCCTTTCTAGAAACTCATCCCAAGTATATTTCTTATTCTTCCATACTTTGCTACTGCCACTAAAGGCAGTGGCAACATTGAATGTTATATTATGTTTTAGTTCCATTTCTTATTTAATCTTTTTGATAATATGGACTAGTGAAACCAGCTGCATTAAGTGGTAAGTCTGATGCCCAATCTGGTGGTTGCTTCATTATGTTTATCATTTTATCTAACCACTTATCTGCATCACCATTATCAGGCACTTCAGCAATAGCTTCATCGTGAACATGCATTGTTATTCCAAAGCCATTACTTTCAAGATTCTCCATTGCATAGCCAATAAGGTCACGTGAAATAGCTTGAACAATATTCTCAGTTAGCTTTCCTCCATAGGTATCAATCAGTCCCCATTGTTTTGTTTCCTGATTTAAGCCTTCATAATGGAGTATTTTGCTAGTTCTAGTGCTCTTACCAACTTTCTTTTCTTTGAACACTGGATGATAGTAGAATAACTTTCTGCCAGATGGCAACTGTACTGTAAAGTAGTCATCATCGCAGTCAAATACCAAGTTTCTAGGAGTTCCTACTACTCTTCTGTGGTATCGTACAGCTTCGTGAGCACAAGCTTCTATCTCTGCCCACAATTCTACTATTGATGGATTTGAAGTACGCCAAAGTTTTACAATATGCATCATTTCAGCATCACTCATTCCCATTTTATCACCACCCATTCGTTTCATTGCACCTAATGAGCCACCATATCCAAGTGCAAGCTCTGCATTCTTAGCTTTTGCTCTCAAATCAGAGCCTTTAGTTATAGCTTCAATAGGAACATTAAACATTCTTGCTCCTGCAGCTTCATAGATTTTACCATCACCTCTGAATACGTCCATTCTCCATTCTTCATCTGCTAACCATGAAACTACTCTGGCCTCAATAGCAGAAAAGTCAGCTACAGAATATAGCATACCTTTTGGAGCAATAAATGTAGTTCTAACAAGCTGTGATAAAATATCTGAAACATCACCATATATCATATTAACAGCATCCCAATCTCTTTTACGAATGAGCTCACGTGGTAAATCAATATTTTCTACATGATTTTTACTAAGATTCTGCAATTGCACTAAACGACCAGCCCATCTGCCAGTTCTATTAGCTCCATAAAATTGGAATGTACCTCTTACTCGACCATCTTTCATGGCACAATTCATCATAGTATAATATTTCTTAACTGATGAACGACCTAGCTTTTGACGATTTTCAAGAACAGTTCTAAGTTCTGGTATATCTTGAACTGCATCTAGCTTAAGAAGCATTTTAATTGCATCAGCAGCCATTGATTGATTGGCCTTATCATAGAATTGGCCATTAGCTGTTTTCAGATATTCAATATCTTTCATTGATAAAGTTGCATCAACTAAATCTGCATAATTAGCTATATACCATTTCTTAAGCTGAGCAACAGAATTAGGATTGTCTAGCATTGTTATAGACTTGCTCTCGTCCATAAGCATTTGTGTATATTGCTCATCGACTGCAATAGCTGACTCAGCTAATTCTTTATCAACCAAAATGCCTCTATCATTTATGTGCTGGTCTAAGATATACAGTGAACGTTCAAATGGAGGAATTGAATACTTGCTCAATCTATAATATATTTCTCTTTCAGATAGTACATCATACTTATTATAAGTTTTATACATCTCCCACTTTTCTGGAGCATCCCAGGGATAATTTCTTGTACGCATTCCATTAATCTTTGTTGGCTTACAAGGACAAGAGAAATATTTGATAAGAGCCTTTCCTGTATCAAGCTTCTTATCTTGTAAATCAAGAACTTTAGAAACTTGGTCCAAGCCTAATGGTAGTCCGCAATACGCAGATTTAACTAACGTACAATACCACTGCTCAATTGGGATATCATAGCCTACTCTCTTAAATGCATTTCTTTCAAAAACTGCATTATGAGCATGCTTTTTGATATCTTCATCAAACAATGCTTCAGCAAATTCATCTGGCATTTCTTCTACTTGTGCCAAATCAATTACTTGTACGTCTTCATCATCAAAAGCATATCCTATTATTAATATTTCAAAATCAGGTGATTCAATATACTTATAAGAACCACATGACTTAATATCAACACTTGAATATGTTTCGATATCTATAAACAAGTCTTTATGTTTTGCCATAATTTTTATATTTTAAAAGTAGGTAGCCTAGTTGGGTTCGAACCAACATTTACATACGAGAATATGCAAGTATCACCAAATACGTAGGCTACTGAGTTCAAACTAAAACATATAATAGAAAAGAAATAGGAGGCAGCAGAGGAGTCGAACCTCTGCTATCTGTGCTTTCGGTATCATAAGCCAGATACTATCCATGTGCCTCGATGATAAGAATGTTTGTTTATGGCAAAAACCTACATTAAATCGTCGTCTTCAAATGCATTGTCACCGCCGAAATCCTCTTCAGCTGTAGAGCCACCAACAAGTGGTTCACCGTCCTTAAGCTTCTGCAAGTTATTCAAGCCAGCTGCAATGCCTTTTGAATTAACATTAAATGCATAGAAGTTAATAGACGCACGGCCATAGCAGCCTGAGTAGAACTCATCCTGTGTCATGATTGGATTCAAATCTTTGTCTACAATAGATGGCTTACGAGTAGTTGAAGCATTAATGAAGTACATACCCTCATATGCTGGGTCGTCTTCACGCTCTTCATCGCCATCACGAAGTGGCAACTTAAGGCTCTTAGGAATGTTACCATTCTTATCGACAATCTTAGACTTGCCCGCAACCTTTGCATTTTCAATAGCCTTCTTGATTGCATTGACTGTCTTCTCGTCATCCTTAGGAATAAGGATTGCGACATTGTACTTAGGAGTATCGCCTTCATTCATTGCTGTTGGCTCAAACACATGGCAGTAGCAAAAACGTACCAAACCTGTAACTACTTTTGTTGAATTATTTTCCATAATTTATAATTTTATTAAATTGTTATTTACTAATGTTTAAATGCAAGATATATTACATAGCCTACACATATACAAATTGCTATAAACGAAAATGTTTGCATTTTTACTTATTTTTATAATAACTTACAATAAAGCCTGTAATAAAAGCTACTATGAAAGAAATTAATGCACTACATAATAAACTCATATTAACTGAAATCTTTAACTGCATCTTCAAATCCTAAAGCTGGTCGCTTATCGTCTTCAGATACAAGAGTTGGTTTGCCTTGTGGCTTAATGATTACATCTTTCAATGCTTCATCAACTTTCTTCTTGCCAAAGAGCTTTTCAATAGCAGAAATACCTTTGAGTTTCATATCAAAGATTTGGTCATCTGAGGCTTCTGGGAAGTTAGCATAAATTGCATTAGCTACGTCATCCTCATTTGTCCATTTTCTTCTGCTTATGCCTTCAACAAGCTTAAAGCCTGGCCACACTTTCTGTTCATCAATAGCTTTCTTTTCAGCATATTCTTTAATGGAATTTATCCATTCAGTAAATAAAGGAGCTCGCTTAAGAACATCTGAGATTTCTTCATCTGTTAAGAACTCTGGCTTTGCAAATTCGTGCTTTGCAATTTTAAGGTTTTCATTGTAAAGCTCTCTACATTTATTTTTAACTGCACAGAACTTACACCAAGAACCTGCTTTAAGTTCACCTTCTCCTTTAAATGCTTTTTCTGCTGCTGGCTTAATAGTCTCTTCTGCATATTTGATTAATTCATCTACAGAAATTTCCCATGAAGAAATATTATTAATTCTTGGCTGTACAATAGTAAGTTTTATATTTTTAATATCGTACATCAAAGAATAATTTCTTAATGCGCCTAAGCCATAAAGCATCAATTGAGTATTGTATTCAGCATATACTGGAACACCTTTACCATACTTCAAATCAATGACTTCCATTGTGTCATCGCTGATAATAACAGTATCTGCTGTTCCAAATGCTTCTGGTACATATTCTGTCAAATTAAGCTTTTGCTCGATTTCAATAAGAGCAAATTTGCATTTTGTTTTTGCAGCTTTATACTCATCTGTACAATAATCTACATAGATTGGTACAACTTCAAGCATTTCATCTGAAAACAGCTCATTTGACATAATAGCTTCAAATCCCTCATTGAACTTATCATCACTAATATCTTGTAGCACATCATGGCGAAGATACAATTCTGAAAGTTCATGAGCGAGAGTTCCTTCAGCAGCATAGACTGAAGTCTCTCTAGGTCCTTCAGCTTCTTCAAGTTTTGCTGAAGGAGTACAATTTATCCATCTCTTAGAACCAGATGCTGAAAGAAGCGAATGAGCTCTTTGGCTATGCTCATTAAGCATTTGTGGTCCTTTATTTGATGGCTTAATAGTTGCTGTATGCTTGCTCATAATTAACGAGATTCTATATGCAACATGTTACGTGGCCCTACCGAAGTCATCAATGTATAAGGAATAAGCAAGTACTTCTTCATTGTTCTAACATGAGCTTCAAGCAATCTTTTCTTCTGTGATTTTCCCATTAGTCAAGTGAATTAAGGAAGTTAAACATTTCTGAATACTTGCTCTTATCAAGCTTAGTAACTGAAGGAGCTCCGAGCTCTGTGAGCTTCTCTTTAATCTCATTACGATGAGTAGCAACTTTCTTTGAAAGAGCTTCACGCACATCCTCAATAGAGATATTATCAGATGCTGTGTTTGCTGGCTTAGACTCTGGCTTTGCAGCAGGAGCAGCTGGCTTAGACTCTGGCTTTGCAGCAGGAGCAGCTGGCTTAGACTCTGTCTTTGCAGCAGTAGCAGCTGGAGCTTTAACTACACCAGGCATAATGCTTTTTACTAAATCTAAAATAAAGCCTTCTGTCTTCTCTGAGAGATGTACATTAACATCTACTGATACTTTGATTGGTTCCAACATAATTTTATAATTTATTTGTTAATAATGTTATGTAACTTAAAAACTCTTGCAATGTTTTATTTGAGGAGTTAATCTCTTGATGTACTAAAGTTGTACCTTTGTAGATTGAAAGAAAAACTCCATTATAGTTTAACTTCACTTTGAATTCACCTTTAAGGAATGTTAAGCAATTATCTTCTTTGCCACCTTTCCATGTATCAAGTGAAAACAAATCTTGAATGAATACGCCTGAGAGATTTGCTAAAGCCTGAAGTTGCTCAACTGTAAGTTGGCCTTCGCCTTTTAGCACTCTATCTAGTGCTTGCTTTCGATACCGTACATGCGGAAATAATACGGTCTCAACCTCTTCTCTATCTAGCTTAAAGTGTTCTATCACTTTGGCTAAGTCAAAACTCTGTTCCATATATTAATAATGTATTATTTTTTATTATTTACACTGCAAAAGTACTGATTTTAATTTATATGAGAAAATTTTTTATGTGAATAAACATTAAGAAAACTTTAATAAATGTGAGAGTACTTTGAAATTATTATTGTTTCTATTATAACTCATTGAGTATCAAGCATTTGTATTGTCAATTTTATAGAATGTAAAGATTTTTAGCATGAGTTTTCTTCTACAAATCAATGAGAATCGTGTAAACAATAGCTTATATGTAAATATTTAGTCATTGTTTCTCTCTAACTCATTGATAATCAATTGAAAACTGAACCGAGAAACAAAGGAAACAAAAATTCCTGGACACTTCAAAAGCTACTTTTCAATTAATGCTTATTCACAGTTATTAATAAGTGTGAACTTAAAATATAGCTTCCGAATTTATAAAGTATTGTTTCCTTTGTTTCTACTACAGTTTTCCATTGATTATCAATGAGTTAGAGAGAAACAATGACTTTATTTTTATAAAATATTGTTTATTTGACAAATGCAGCTTAAGTGATTGATTTATAATGAGTTGTAGAGAAACAATGACTATATTTTTACATTTTAAGTTCTCTAACTCATTGATAATCAACAGTATCAAATATTTCTATAGCAAAAACTTTTATCATTTGAAATAAAAGAATTTTACATATTTTTAGCTCTATTTTATAACTGATTGATTTATAACGAGTTATAAGAGAAACAATACTATTTTCAATTTACTTGAACTACTTAATTGTTATATATTCTGCTGATATAATCTTAGTATTTGGATTTTTGCTTATTACATTTAATACTTTTCGCTTATATCCGAATATGCTTATTGGCAATCTGAAAAACAGAAATTTCTTTTTCTGCAAACTTTCATTAATCAATAGCTCATCATAATTTATAATATTGAGATTTATAGTATCTTTATCAACAAAGCCACTTATATAATTCCATTTTGATTTATATAGGATTGTTTTAAGTGTGTCTTTATAAATGATAGAATCTTTTAGCTCAGTTCTTACTTTGTATTCTGTTTGTATGCTTGGCTTTATAATGACTTCTGGCTTTTGGCCTTTCAGTTGCTTAATAAGAATTGCATCATCTGCATGATATTTTTTAAATTGCTTCAATGACAATTCTAAATTACCAAAAGTAATGGCTTTAAGGCTATCAGAAATTTTAAAGCTTTTAACTGAGTCAAGCAATGTTTCTTGATTTGCTTTTAGCCTTTTATTTTCACTCTTTAAGTGACTGAAAGAAATATAACAAGCAGCCAAAATTATTATTGCTATTATATATGGAATTTTAGTCTTCATACGCGCGCGTACATTATTATAATATTATTCTGTAATTATATAAATAGCTCCAGAAGTCTTTAAATATAAAAGTTTATAGTTAATAACCTTTATATATTTAAGACCTCTGGAGCTACTTTTTATATATTCTTGTACTCCTCCTTTGCATTAAAGCAAGGACAAGCTTTATGCACATTAGGCATATCGCGATGACCTACAACTTTAGCATTTGGAAATCTTCGTTTGTAATTTTTAATAACCTCAAGCAAAGATTTCTTTTGTGCTTCAGTTCTTGTATCTGCTGGCTTTCCATCTTTGTCAAGTCCACCGATATAACAGATACCGATAGAATCTGAATTGTGACCCTTACAATGAGCACCTGGTTTTGCCTCTGAGCGACCAGGCTCTACTGTACCATCCAAATCAACTACTACATTGTAGCCAATTTCATCAAAACCGCGCTCTCTATGCCATTTGTCTATATCTTTGGCATGAAAATCACGCCCAGCCTTAGTGGCTGAGCAGTGAATAATAATATAATTTATCTGTCTCATAATAATTTATGTTGGATTTGCTGTATAATTTGTATTCCAAAGAGCTATATCTTTAAATATAGAAGGATTCTTTTGAATTATATAGTCAATGTAGTGCATAAACATATATGCTGTAAACAAATATCCTGCGGCATTCAAATGACCATTCATTTTGTATTTTTTGTTGAATTCTGCATTACTATATAGCGGAATTAAACTCGTCAAATCAATAAGAAAAACATTTTTAAACTTACTAGGTGTTGCCTTTATTATTTCATTGAGTTCGTTATTTTTTGGGTCTGAAACTACAAAAATAATACTGCGTTTAGAAACACTTCTTATTCTCTGTATTATACCGCAATAGTTTCCAGCAAATGTGTTCGCATTATTTTCATAATTATCAAAATCTACATCTGTTTCTATGTTACCTTTTATTGCTTGAGTAGCATCATTTACACCTAATGCTATTATATAGGCTTGATGTGGATTGGTTTTAGCTTTTCCCCAACCTCTTTCTTGGCTGTATATCCAACCTTGTGCTGTCTGACCATCGCTTGAATAGTTATATCCTTCAGAACCACATAGTCTGCAAATCTGTTGCCCCCAAGAATATTCATACATATCAACAAATTTCCTAGTTTCACCTTCAAAACATTCCATTTCTCCAGAGCATAGACTATCACCAATAAATCCCCAACTTCTAATTATTGCAGTATATCCAGGTACTCTGAAATTATGCTCAAATGGTGTTTCTAGCAAACTAGGTATATTTTCTTCTTGCCAACCAATAGTATTCTTCTGAATATTCTCAGTATTCTTCTGAATATTCTCAGTATTCTGCTGAACCTGTTCTTTAAGAGTAACTGCGTCGTTTGAATTAAACACACCAATTATAAATTCAGCTTTGTGTGAAATTACACCAGAACCAGAACCATATCCGAAGTTTAATAAAATTCCATTATCTGAAGTTGCTGGTCCTATAATTATTTCTCCAATACCATTTTCTATATTTATGCTAGGATATGGTTGAGTCATATTATTTGTATTACCAAGATAAGTAGTATTAATTGCAGGAGTTGTTTTTACTTTAACTTTTATATATTGGCCTGATTTTATAACTCTAGTATTTAAAGTGCATAGAAATTCAGATTCAGAAAAATTATATTCTATAGATTTTTCTATGATAGGTATATTTAATTCAGAATTTACCATCTGAATATTCTCAGTATTCTTCTGAATATTCTCAGTATTCTGCTGAATATCTTCTGCGTTCTTCTGAATATTCTCAGTATTCTGCTGAATATCTTCTGCGTTCTTCTGAATCAGAGCCTTTATTGGAATTTCATCAGCAGATTCCATTTGTAATATGGTGAAATCAGCAGTATGTTCAACAGGAACTGAACTTGCTGAATCATAGCCAAAATTACCAATAAAAGCATTGCCTGAAGTTGCTGGTCCTATAATTATTTCTCCAATACCATCTGTGATGCTAATACTAGGATATGGTTCTCCCATATTGGTAGCATTACCCAGATAAGTAGTGGTTATTGCAGGAGTGGTCTTAGCCAATATCATTGCATACTGACCTTTCTTGAACTTTAAATCATTAAGTTGAACTTGAATATTACTCTCTTTATCGAAAGTGAAGGACTTGGAAAATCCAATAATATTATTGGATAAGTCGCTGAGTTTGTCACTTACAGCTTTCTGGCTCATCACTTTATCTCCGGCTTCACCAGTTGTTTGAACGATTTCATGTATATTATCAGCCATGCTGAGTAAAACACTTTGCATAATATAGCCAGTAATCTCTTGATTACCATTTTGCTTTATAGCCTGCTTAATAGCAGATTTTAAATTTTCGTAAGCCATAATTTCATTAATTTAATACTATCCCATATAGTTTGGCTATTAAGAGTATAGCCTTTGCTCCATAAATTGAGCAACAACATGAGAATTTTGTCCATAAATTTATATTTTATTTAGAATCATTTTTCCCGTTTCATGTTTCCAAATGATTTATTGTCTTGTTTATCAAACTCATTATTTAATCTATCTATAATAGGCTTCCAGTAACCTGGCAAAGCTTTCATAATTTCAAATCTTATTAAGTGATAAATCACTCTGAAAATAACATTCTTTGGATATGCTATAATGAGGTTTTTAAAACCATTGCAAATATAAGCATAATCAAAAATATACGTTAAAATCTTAGCAGCAAATATTGCTTCTTTTTTATCTCCACAAGCATACACGATACTATAGATAACATATATGATTGTGAAATATAATGCTAATTCGAATATAGCTTTCTGGGCTTTATTCCATGAGAAATTTTTGCATCTCGTTATAGATATGCCATCGGCTCTCATTCCACAGAAGATGTTAAAGCCAAAGCCAATAATAAGAGCTACCACAAAGCCCTCTGTTGGTGTCAGTATAGCCAACAGAGAGCTAAAAGCAGAAATAATAATCAGCCTAATCTGTTCAAATTCAAATGTTCTTGCCATTAGATGAAGTCCTCCCAGTTTAATGTTAATGATTTACCAATAGCATCACTGGTCCATCTCATAAATTCCATGCCTTCATAGCCATCAGGGTCTGAGGCTACTAACTTAGCATAAGTTACACACTTGTCCACGGTATCAAGAACTGTTGGATAGAAATCAGCATAAGCCATATTAGCAGTATATGCCATATCTCCACAAGTCTCATTGTGAGTTGGAGTAAATGGACCAAGCACACTTCTTAACTGTTCTGTAGTCCAAGAATGAGCACTACCAGATGTGTTAACCATTTTCTTGCTTGCATAATCTGCAAGTTTGTCAGTGAAATGGTAACCATGCTTTTTGATATATTCAATATAGCCTGGTGCATTCATGATAGCATTAGCAGTTCTTGAAAACTTATCTTTAATCTCGATTTTGTGCTCTTCATTATCTGATGAATGCACAACTATGTATTTAATCTTTTTCATGATAGCTTTTCAACTAGTGTTTTAACTAAGTCTTTCACTTCTTGAACAGAACCTTCAACAGCTTTAAGCCTTGTCTCAGTTTCTTGTTCTTTCTTGAGAGCAGGGTTAAGAGTAACAAGCAATTCAGGAGTTTTATCTACTACCATCTGGTAATAATCTCTGTTTGCAAGTTTCTCTTTAGCATCATTGCAAATAGCATTAACCTCTTTAATGAGAGCTTCTGAACTAGTAGACAAAACAATATTTCCTGCCTTAGTAGTTTCTAACAATTCAGGAATAACATATACACTAGATTTGCCTCCAATTTCAATAGTAACGTCTCTGCAAATAGTATTGCTCTGTTGTGTAAATACACTGCCATAGCTGTTGTTACTATCTACATGGTATACATTATTTATAACCTTTCCTTGATTAATGGCCATTTCAGACTTATCAAGGATAAAAACTGGTTGACCTTGTTTAATATCTTTAAACTGCATAGCTTTACATTTTAGATGGGACAAAGATTGGTAGCTAGACACATAAATGCATAGCTACCAAAGTTAAATATTAAGGAGTTGTTGTAGCTGTCTTATTTGCAGCAATAATCTGAGACACTGCTGCAGTAATACCAGCTACGATAGCCTGTGTCTGGTCTCGCTGGCTCAATTCACGACGAGAATCATTGTACTTCAACTGAAGTTCCTGGTTCCAATGACAATTCATAGTATCAATGATACGCTGAACACCTGCATTGTTGTTGGTATTCAGGTCACAGATACCCTGGCTCAGCTGGAAACCGAGATTAGAAGCCGCACGCTCTATGCCAGTATTGGTATAAGCGAAACCTTGCTGCAGAGCATTTACGATGTCCTTCTGGCCAAGCTGGTTTTCGTAACCCATCTTAATGATACTCTGCTGAGTCTGGCAGCAGCAATCCTTAAGAGCCTGAATCATCTGCAAATTGCCCTGAGATACTGAGTTAATTACACGCTCTGCAGAGAAGCCTACCTGACCACTAAGTCGGTCTACACCTCCACGAACGTCACAAATTGCTCCATTGAGTGCATTAAAGTCACAATTCAAGTTACAAGCAAGCTGATTGATAGCTGCTGTATTACCATGAACTGCATCCATAAGCAAGTTACTGTTCTGATTGTCTGCAATCTGATTGCGAAGAGAATCAATCTGAGCCTGAATAGCAGGATTACAATTCTGCTCGCCTCCCCACATACGATTAGCAAACATCATCCAAACTAGGTAAACAAAAGGATTGTTCATCCAGTTGTTCATACCACCTCCCATAGCAGCCATCATAGTTGCTGGGTCATTGTTCTTAGTAGCGGCTAAAATCGCTGCTAAATCATTATCGCGACCATCGGTGCAATAAATCTTTTCGATTGTATTAGCCATAATCTACAAATTTTAAATTAAACAATTAAGTTTTTAACTCTCTATGTTGCAACATTTTATTCAATATCGTAATCATTGTTATAGTCATTATTGAAATCGCCTCCAAGGTTTTCATGCTTAAAGCCACCAAGATTAGTGATTATATTATCCACATCAAATTCACAAGTTACTGATGCTAAATCTCCTTGTTCCTGCCAATCAACTTCCATATTGAAAGTTATAGCATCATAAGTTTCACCTTTACAAGTTATCTTCTTCTGACTACAGAGACGAATTATCCTCATAGCATCACAAAGATATTCAGGAATAACTGTATTGAACTTATATGTTTTCTTAGAAACTTGGCTTTCAATAAATGAATAGCCTAATCTCTTTGTAGCCTCTTCTTCAAATGAATATTCTGGTTTGCCCAATTCAGATTTAAGCAAAAGAATAAAATGAAAATTCTCACTGCCTAATACTATTATGCCATTTTTAAGAGCAAAATCACCTTCTGGGTTCCAGTATTCTACTTTAAGACAATCATCTATATTGTTATCAAAACAAAATACTTCTGAATAGTACCATCCACCAGAATGTATCTCTAGCCAATATTGGCCTTCATAATCGATAACACCTGAAAGCGGAAATATACCTAAAAATAGTAATATATTATAACCATTCTTTGATACATTTCTCAATCCAGCATCTTTAAATCTTTCAACTACATTATCAGTTACTCTGTTATTAGTACTTGCACTTCTTACATATACTTCTGAAACATTTCCAGATACTATTAACTGAAATGGCGAAACTACATTTGGGTTTGTAATAAGTGGAGCAATATGGCCATAAGCAAAACTGCGATAACGGTTTTGCTTATGGAAGTTGTCATAGAACTTCAACGGTGATATACATATCGGATTTGCCATATTACTTTTTACTATTAGATTTGCCTTTAAATTGCATATCGCAAATATACATATTAATTTTTAAATACAAAAATTTTATAATATTTTTTATACATTTTTAACCTTGCTTTTATTTAGGACTGAAAACCAAAGTTGCATTTATCAATCCTGTATCAATATTAACTGAAGCAGAATCAATAATTCCTGTTCCAATTGATGTTTTAACGGCTTTATTCAAGTCTATTTTTTCATCTGTTTGGAATTCTACATTTTGTTGCATACATTGCTTTATGCCAGTTACTCTATAAGCATCGGCTGATGGTGCTCTAGTATATTCTATACGATATGCAGGCATGTCTAGCATATAATATCTTGCAAGATATAACCATGAGCATAAATAGTTTTGTGGTGTAACGCTGTATGTATATATGTATTCGTCATCTCTTAAACCAGAAACAGCAGCAATAGGAACTCGTCCTGTATTTTTATCCGCCATCATAAGAGCAAAGCCATCTTCAGAAAATTTATCAGGAGCATACAACATCAAATCAATATCAGTAGAAAATACTTCTGAATTAATTTCTTCTGTTTTATCTGACTGAATATACAATGATTTAACATCTATTTCCATATCTTCAAAAGTATCAGTAGAATCATCCATCCAGCTAAATTCATACCTGGAATTTAAATCATCTTTGCTATAACTAGTTGCTTCTTGAGCATATAGAACTGTTTTCTTGTTAAACTTATCATATTTTTTAGTTAAGTCAAATTGTAAACTAGGACTTGTATATGATAAGCCCTTCATAAAATATGATACATGCTCAATTCTTAATCTATTGCTGTCATCTATGTACCAATAACATCTAAAACAGTCTCTCAGCATATTCATGAGTTGTTCAAATGTTATTTCTGCTTTCTGTGCGGCTTGGTCATAATTGCCTTTTAATACATTAGACTTTGGAGCTATAAATGGAACATAACCAATTCTAGAACCATCGAAAGGTATAATAGGAGTTGATGTGTCACCTTCATAGAAGAATCTACTGTACTCGGCTGTTGCTTCAAATTTTACAAGTGGGTCTATTTTATGTAATAATGCTTTTATCGTATCGGCCAAAGAAAATGCATCTTTTAAAGTAAATTGCGTTCTAAACTGACTTTCAAATGAGGACCATTCATCTGGTATAATTGCCCACACAGATGTATTAGCCCATGAACTTCTACTTATAGGAACTGGCATATGTGCAGTTTTGGTCGTAGCATTTACAAAATTATTAGTAAAATACTTTCCATAGTCATTTCTGCCATATTTAGTAGGATGAGTAACAGTATAGGCTGTCTGCTTTACTTGCAGTCCTATTAAGCCTATGCATTTTCTATAATTGACCCTTTCAGATACAAAATCATCTTTTGGCAAATCATACAATGTTTTCGTTTGTCCAGATGATGGCTCTACAGCTGTGTCAACATCTGCTAGTATACGGCCCCAAATAGTGTAATTTATAACATCAAGACTAAATACTGTAACATCTGTAGCACTGTTACGTATACTAAATTTATATTCTCCAGCACTACCCATGTGTGCATTATCAGAATTTACGCTCCAATCTGGCATAACAAATATGCACTGCGAAAATGCTACTCCTAAACTTCCAAATGCTCTATCATCATATATTTTTAACACGAATTTCCATTCATCTTTTAAACCACCTATTGCATGCCCATCAACTACTTCTCCTGTGTTAAACCATCTAAAAGTTACGCTGCCTTGACCACTTGCTACTTGTGATAAGTCAGATATACCTATCATCTTTATGTGTCCATCACCATTAGTTTGGTTGACCCAAGTAGTAGGTGGAGTTCCAGGTACATGTGAATAAGTTCCAGCGTATTTAGAACTCATTTCTTCAGTAATAAGGAATTCCTGTACACTAAAATTCTTAGCAAAATAATATTTCTTTTCAAGAGCATCAGCATCATCTATAGCTTCATTTGTATCTTGTTCCCAATATGTTCCATTAGCATAACATGACACAGAATTGGCACCTTGTATATAGAATTGATATAGTAAGCGCTTTGTTAAAGTAAGTGGAGTTATAGCTGGTGAAAGCTTAATCAAATCATAAGTATTATCATAGTTATTCATTATTTTTGAATATCTATCTATAGGTGATAATTTCAATTCTATTGAATGCCTTGTATCATCTAATTTACAGTCTGTTTCAACGAATGAATTTAAAGCTAATACTTTTCCACTGTTATTTGTTACTACAAGTAAATACTTTGTTTCTAAAGATTGTGACTTTATGAAATCAAAGTCTGTACCAAATATTTTAATAGAACCTTCTAGTGAGCTTCTAAAAAATACTTGGCTGGTCTCTTTTTTATATTTATTTTCAAGCTTATTGTAATGTGGACCTTGTAATCTAAAACCTGCATAAACCCAAACATGGGTAAGCATGTTATTAATTTCAACTTGGGTCATCTGTGATAACTCAGTGCTTGAAATATCTAATACAAAATCACATCTTATATATTCTGCTTTTAATCTTATGCTATCAGATACCAAGTTATAATCGGCTAAGCTTCTATCATTGTGTATAGTATAGCCTAAATAATTAACATCCTTATCATAGAAAAATACTCGCAGTTGTTTTACATTTATATCTGGCGGAAACAAAGTACATACTGGAATTTGTTTTCTGCCAATAGGCCTTAAGCCAGTTAGCCAAGATGTAACACAATACTGGCCAACTGAAGTAGCACTTTTAAACTCGCCAGTACTTGTATTAAACTGACCATTCGTAGCTGTTTGCTGTTCTCCTTTAAGCAAATAAAATATATTATTATTCATATTATACTAAGTTTAAAAGTTAATCTCCAGAGTAGATTAAACTACTCTGGAGCTGTTGTTTAATTATTCATATAAGTTTTTACGTTGCCTTTTACAATGAGCGTTCTACCATCACTTAAAGCATATATTCTTTCTGAATTTTGCTTTTTTATAGCCTCAACTCCATTTTCAAGCTTAGTTAAATCAGCTCTAGACTCGGTTTGTATAAACTTATTTTGAACTGTTTCGCCATTTGCAAAAGCATTAGCAAATTTTTCTTCGAATGTACCTTTATTTAAGCTGTTAACTATATCAGGCAAAACTCGTTTATATTTACGAGTATTACGCTTATTTATAATAGCCATAGCTTCTCCGCCTTCTGCTCTCATATTTCTGCCTTCAGAATTTCTCTGATGCAAATCTATATCATTGCCAGAAGCATGCGAACCTCCTTCTAAGAATTCAAGACCACCTTCACCATATTCTTGGTTTGCAGCTCTTGTTGCTTGCTTAGCTTTTACTTTAGCAACTGCGAAGCTAGTCCACATTGTTGCAATAGCTGCTAATGCAAGAGCTGGGCCGATAATAGGTATACTTGACATAGATGACCAGATATTAGCAGATGCAGTAATAAGAGAAGATGCTTGTGTTAAAGTATTAATGGCTTCTTGGCGCTTTTGAGCTTGTTCGAGAAGTTTTTGCTTTTCTTGCATATTCTTCTTCTCCTGTTGTAGTTCTTTCTTTTTAGTTGCAACCTGGTTGGCATAACCATTATTACGTCCTTCTACCTCAGCATCATAAGCTGTTTGAGCTGCTTCTACTCGTTTTTCAGCTGCATCTACTGCTGCTTGAGCAATATCAACTTCAGCTTGAGCTATTTCTTGAAGATTACTAACAACTTGGCTAACAGCATCATTCCAAGCTTGTAGGCCATCATCATCAAAACCCATATAGCTTAACAAAGCACCAGAAGGGCCATACTTACCAACTCTTCCGATAAAACTTAAGCTATCATTTACTTTGCTCAATTCTTGTTGAAGCTTAGCAACTGTATTATGAGCTGTATCAATTTGTGCTTGCGACCAATCAAGTGCTCCTGTCTTTGCTAATCTTATCTTCTCTTTCCACAGCGCAATTTCTTGCTCTAATTCATACTTTTTTATTTCATCAGCTGTATGCTTAGATAAATCAAATTCTGATTTAGCAAGTTCTTGTTGCTGTGTGAAGTTAGTTAATCGGTTATTACCAGAAACTTGTATTTTCTTTTTATTAAACCTAGCATTTATATGAGACTCAGACTCTTGCTGTTCAATAGGTTTTGCTCTATTTTCAGCTAATGCTAACTTTCTTGCTGTTTCAACTTGGTCAAGAAGTAATTGTCTTTCTTCTTTAGAGCCTTTTCGTACTAATTCAAGCTGGCCTTCAATCTGTCTAGCTCTCAAATCAAGTATAATCTTGTCATATTGTGACTCAATTTGTACTCGTTCTTTATGCCAAGCAGCAAGTTGTTCTTTTGATGCAGTACCAGTAACTACAGCTTCTTTGCTGTCATCAATAGTAGCAGCTTTCGTTGTATAAGCAGCTTCTCTATCATCAAGTTGTTGCAGTCTAAGCTTTTTCTCTTTTTCAATCTCATCAGCTACAGCATCATATCTGAATTTCATTGTTTGACGAAGTTTTGTTATTTCGTCAATTTGTCTTTCATCTTCAATATCTTGCAAATCAAGATTTAGCTTTCTTTGAGTATTTTCAATAATAGCAGCTATTTCTTTTTGCTGCTTTTCAATCTGTTGCTTTTGCTCTTGTGTAAGAGGCTTAGTGCCTTCTTTTCCAGCTAAGAATACTTGGTTCTTACGGAATTTTTCTTGCATTTCACGAATAGTTGCTTCTGCAGCATCTACTGCTTCTTGCTTTCTTTTTGCAAATTCATCTCTTTGAAGCATAGTTATACTAGCTTCATATTTCTTTTGAATTGACAAGTCATTCTTCCATATAGTATCAGTTAAATCTCTCTGTCGCTGAGTTCTACTTTTACCTCCACTTTTATGATAATAATCAAGTCCTATCTTTTTATAGAGCCTATCTACTTCATCATAATAGCCTTCAGCTAAGTCAACAGCTTTTTTTGCAAAATCATTATCATAAGCAATTTCTTTTTCAATCTGCGTTTGTAGCTGCTTTTTATTTTTATTATATGTTTTTTGCGTGTACTCTTTATCACCACCAAACAATCCTACTATACCACCAGCTGCTAATCTCTGCCACCAATTAGGTTTATTTTTATAAGTAGTTTCAAAATCAAATTGTTTTTGAATTGCTTTTCCATAATACTCTGCAGCTACTTGCATAGCAGCGGTAGCCTTAGCTCTGGCTCTGAATGCATCAGTAATTTCTTTAGTATGGCTGACTAATAATTTTTCAGCATCATTTACATTATTTATTGAAACATCAAGCTTGCTAAACTCAGTTTGGTTATCTTTTACAAACTGCTTTTGCTTTTTTAAATTTCCACCAAGATTTTGCCATTCTATAGAAAGCCTTCTAAGTATTGCAATTTGTTCTCCTAATTGCTTAGTTGAGTCTTTCATTTTATCACTTACACTTTCAATGACATCATCCATTTCAGCAATAGCTTTTTGTCCAGACCAAGCTAATTTTATCCATCTCAATATCTCTTCACCATTATATGATAATGCAGATATAAGAATAATAAGTGCTGTTTGCCAGCTAAATATTGATGAAACAATAGTTTTAACAACTGATTGAGTTGGTTTACCTTCAGCTCTTAAAAGCTTATTCTTTTCACGAGTTCTGTCAATTTCATCCCATAAAATTGGCAAGTTATTTGAAATAGCTAAGAAGAATGTGTTCAATGAAACTGCCATAGATGGAGTTTCACGAATGATTTGGTTCATTGCATTTCCAAGTCCATTCCAAGCTTTTTCATAGTGTCCTACAGAAAGTCTATAGTTACCTGTAGCTTCCTGTAAATGAATCATCTGTCTATAAATAGCCAGTGTTTCTTCTTCAAGCTTTTTGCCTTCAGCTGTAGTAGCTCTTTGTTGTTGGCCCATAGCATTAAGCTTAATTTTATTAATCTCATACTGTGCAGCCAGTTGATTATAAGAACCAACTGCTGAATTATTGAGCTGTGCTTGAAGCTTAGCTAACTGATTAGCTTGTCTTATTTCTGCATTAACTTTTTGCAGTTCTTGATTTTCTTCAGAACGAGCTTGTTCAAGTTTTTGTTTAGCTTGTGCAAGCTGGTCAATAGACTGTTTTTCTTCTCTTTCGCCTCTCAATAAATCAGCTATTTGTTTCTTAACTTCAATAAGCTTCTTGCCATCTTCACTTCTTAAATAAGTTAATCTCTGCTGTGCTTTTTCAAGCTCAGACATTTGAGTAACCTGAAGTTTCATCTGTTCATTTAAGTCTCCAAGTCTTTGTTTTATATCAAGAATCTTATTGAGTGTTTCTCCACCAATAGCAGCATCATTTCTTTCAGCTTCACTCAAAGATTTCCACAAATCTACATTATCTTTAAGTTCTGCTTTAAGTTTATTATAAGAGCCTTCAAGTGATGTTATAATCTTTTTCTGGTTTACTGAAGAAGCATTATAATCTTTTGTTTGCTCTTTTAACCAAGCAACTTGCTTTCCAGTATCAGTCATAGCAAAGGCTAATTCTTTTTGAGCTCTTTCAAGTCTAGATGCGGCAATAGCTGCATCGTCGATGGCTTGCTTTCCTTCTGATGTCGCTCCGCTCATATTCTTAAGAGCATTGGTGATTTTAATAGCACCAGCACGTATAGCATTAACTACAGTTCCAAAGCTTTTGTTTAAATCATCAAGCTGTAGAATCATATAGTTGATAGTATCATCTTGTGCAATTAAGTCACTAAACTTTATCTTGTCGTCATCTGCTGCCATAGTTTATCTCCTTACTTTTTTATAAGCTTTAGCTTCAGCTTCAGCTTGTTTAGATAAATTATTAAGTGTACTGTAAAACTCTAAAACTGTCATTTTCTTAGCATTCATATTAGACTTTTGACTAATAATCATACATGCAGTTTCAAACTGTTTATCATACTTTATTTCAATTGAAGTTTTACCATTAAAAGACTTAGGTTTATGTAAGCTAAACAAAAACGCATCAATCTCTTCAATTTTATCAGCATTATCTATTCCTTTTGCTATGCTTTCTAATTGAAGGATTGTACGTTGTTTAATCTTATCATAAACCTCTTTGTCTTTTACATCATTAAAACTATTAGGAAAATAAATCTCAAGTTCTGTAGCCAGTTTTTTTTTGACCCACAGAAGAATACTTACTATCATAGAATGCTTTGCTTTTTGAAGCTTTTCTATTATAGATTTTAGATTTTCATCAGATAAATCTTCAACAACTTTTCCATCGATAGAATGTATAAGAGCTGCAAAAGCTAAATAGTTAGGAGATATTCCAGATACTATAAGATGCATTGTCTGTCTTAAATTCTGCAACTCTTGTTGTGCTTTGTCTTTATCTGACTTAATGAGTTTAGCAAGATTTACTAAATGCTCATCAACTGAATCGATATCACTTCCTAATCCAGAATCTACAATAATATATTTATTGTATTTTTGAAAATTCACAATAGGCATCTCATCAATGCTATCATAAAGTTTCAATTCATGATTATTTATTTTAACTGTCTTCATAACAAAAATCTTATTAAAGGTGTCGTTAAAAATGGAGTTAAAAGCCATGAGCTATCTTTTGTTAATATGAAAGCTATTATAGCAATACTTAATGATAGCCAAAAGCTTAAGCAGTAGTCACAGTCTAACATATCAGATACTAATTTGAACTGTTTCTTTTCAGTTCTATTTGATAGAATATCAAAATAGTCTCTGATTTTATATCTTATTTCTGTTTTCATTGCTCCAAGTATAATAAAAGCTGAAAGCAATGTTATGAATATTATTTGATGTATCGTTGGCATAATTCTCTTGTTGTTATTGTGAATTCAAATCTTAAACCAGAATAAGGATGCATAAAAAACATCTTATCCAATGACTGTATATCTTGGCCAGAATATTGATAGCTATTATAAATCTTCTCTATAGAGTAGCCACTATAAATATTCTCGAATCTTTCATAAATTTCATTTATTGCAAGTTTTCCGGTCTGCTTGACTATACCTGGAGTAGATAAAACTCTAATGATTTCATCTTTTATTTCTTCTGTATACATTGCATCGTTGTCAGAAAAAATAGAGTCAAGATTAAACCAAAATATAATAGCACCACTAATAGTAAACTGAGGAGTTGATTGTACTACATTTATAACTTTCTGTGAGTCATATATATCAAACCAACAGAAATTACCATAGTTGTCATCTGGCAAAAGAGAAATATAATCTGAGTTTCCTATGTAAGCAGCTGGATAAATAAACTTTCCGCCATTATCTTGATGCTGCACTAGCTTATACGCTCTGCCAAATGCATAATCTAGCCAAGTTAATTTCTCTTTTAACTTTGTTTGAATGTCCTGTATAATCTTATCAAGAAGAACAGGATTTTTCTTCATAGGAATTTTAATAACTCTATCTTCCATTCTTCAAGTATTTTTCTAGTTTAACTTTTAAATTTGGGCGAATATATTTATTGAGAATCATACTTAAATTCTCATTTGTTAATCTGAGAATAGTAGGTCCATACTTCTTTTTTAAATAAGTATTCTTCTCATCTGTGCTAGTAATGAAAAAGCCATCCACATCATAGACTAATCTTAAAGAATTGTACCATTCTCCTGTATCTTTTAAAGTTACTCTATTGTATGGCTGGCCTTTTCTTTGCTTGTTTTTTATAGTCCTAGGTCTATATGGCTCATACGACATAATCTCAACTCCAGTACCATTTATACCACGCTCATAAAGCTGATTTTGTACAACAGCTTCAATGATTTCTTTCTCATGTGACATAATTTCATTAACTAGCTCTTTACCTAGAATCTCATCAAATTTTCTAAGTCGCCAAGCTAGATTTCGTATAGAAGTATTGAAATATCGTATAGCCATAATTAAACAGTTCTATATTTTAAACCATGATTTACACAAGGTAAACAAACTCTGTCTAGTCCTTGTGTTGAAAAGTTCAAAGCTTTAAGAGCTAAATCAAGTTCATAGTTTAAGCCAGAATGTTTCATGCTAGAAGAATCTCCATCTAACTCGTATAGAATATCAGTTCTTGAAGCATTAATAGAACGACGATTAGTTCTAACATTTGGATTGTACGCAAATTCTCGCAAGAAATCAACTGCAACTTGCTTTGCTATTACATCTTGAAATAACTGCTTTTGCTTAATAATAAAATCAGTTAAGTCGCAATACACAGACACATCTAAGTTAATTCCATAGTTTGCATCGTATGTAAAATTCATTATTTCAGGGTCAAAGTACATCTGTTCATCTTCTCCTAAAAGCTGATTTTCATCAACATAAAAAGGATGAATTTCAATATATTTAGACCATGCTTGCCAAGCTAAAAATTCTTGTCTTGAGCATCCTTTACAAGGCTGAGTAGACCAATCTCTGTCTCTATTAATAGCTTGGCTATTTTCAGGTAAATCAGATTGTAAATATCCAATATACCAACTACCACCTGCATCAATTTCTTGACTTTCATAAGGCAGTAAAATATCTTCTTTTGGCTTAAACCATTCAATAGAATTTGATTTTAGCTTTTCAAATTCAAATGAATAAATAGGTGTATCACAACTAGAATGCAAAATATATACTTTATATTTTCCAGGCCTTGTAAACTGTAAACCAATTTTATTGATTTTTATAGTTACGCCTTTGCTTCTAACTGTATCTACTTCAAAGCCAACAAATCTATTTCTATTTGTAGCAAGATTAGTTAAACGGCCAGTTCCATCAAACAAAGTCTTATTTTCGATTAATGATTTAGAAGCTTTGTCAGCCAGTTTCATATTAATAAACTTATTAATAAGCTTTATGATACTTGCTTTAGTTTTATCTTCTAGCCATTCAGAAAAAAGATTCGTTTCAATCCAGAATTCATAGTTTGTGATTTCTGTATTTACTGGAACGTCCTTTATAGATTTGTAATATTTGTCTTCTAAAGTAACGACTACTCCTTCTTTATAAGAAGAATTAGCATCGTGCTCTTGAAAATTTGTATTTTTGAAATCAGGAGCGATGCTCATTAAATTTGGCAATGTTAACAATGGATGTACTTGCTGAAAGTACATACCACTTTCACTCTGAGTTAAGTTGTCTGAAAGTTTAACTTCAGATGTATCATAACTCTGTTGCCATCCTACTAAATGTAAGAGCTGTTCATTTAAGTCTTTTATTCTAATCATACTAATATATTTTTAAAACAAAAACAGGAGGAATACGCATCAAATCAATGTGCGCATCCTCCTGCCGGACCCATCCAAAGTTAATAACAACTAAATGTTACTAGCACAGATTATTTTGTAGGAGGTGCAACAACCTGCTGTACAGGAACAGCGTAGTATGCATTCTCACTAGAAATATTAAAGCCAATAATTGGACTTGCCAATGTAGCAGCATTACTGTTATATGGTGTCAAGAAAGCAATATCAACTGCAAAGCCATAGTGCTCTTTACGAGTACGAGTCATATCAGCAGTTGCATCACCTGCGATTGTGCTGTAGTCACCTACAGAATCATAGAAGTATGTACCACAAGGAATGTTAAGCAATGGAAGTGTTGCAATACCCCACTCGTGGCCATCACCAGAAACTGTACCGAGCAAGCAATCACGCTCGAAACGTGTCATAAAGCCGAGAGAACCTGAATTGATAACATAACCCTGAGCATACTTGTTCTCACCAAGTGCCATGTTGTTAGTCAAGTGTACAATTTTGTCACCAAACTCGTTCTGCTTGTTAACGTCGTTGTACAAACCATGCTGAGCAAGCTTTCGCATAATTGACTCAACACCAGCATCACCTACGATGTGCAACTGGCCAAAGAAATCATTAGCAGCCATGATTGGGTCGAGGTCGCCAAAGATGTTCTCACGCTCAGACCACTTAGCATTGATAGTGTTACCAGTCTTGTCATACAAAAGAGGGTTCTTGATGACTTGTGTCTTAGACGCTGCCAACTTAGCGAGAGCATCCTGGTCGAGCTTCTGAGCAAGCTTGTAGATGTACTTCATCAACTTGGTCTCAAAGTCCTTCTGGATACCAATCTCATTGTTCATGTACATTGCTGGTGCAATGGTGAAGCCGAATGCATAGGTAGCAAAATTAATCTGAACCATCTTTGATGTATTCTCGCTATCAGCAATAGTGAGGGTTCGTGTGTTACTAATAGTAATATCCTTATCATAGTCAATGACTGGTGTCTCAAGGATGTTACCAATACTTGTACGTGCCTTCTCCTTAAGCTCAGGAGTAAGGATGCCGGTAGGGTCATTAGACTGCTGAATGAAAGCATCAAGAGCACCATAACGGCTTGGACGATACTCATACTTATCCAAGTTTGAGTTCGAACGAATGCTTTGGATTCTTGTTAAAACTAAACTCATAATTTTAATATTAAATTAAACAATATATTATGACTGATATGGTGCATTACCCTTGTACAGCAATCAGTTCGTTAGCGAATAGGAAGTTCAGATACATTATTCTCATTTCTGATTTCAAGTACCTTATTGCCAAACTCAACATTGTCACGTGTCAAGCCAGTTGAAAGCAAATAATTCTCAATAGCCTTATCGGCTTCAATCTGAGTCTTAATGCCAGACAAATCTAATACAGATGAGCCACCAGCTCCACCAGAACCTCCTGTTGGTTTTGTGCCACCACCAGGCTGGTTCCTACCAGTATCGATTACATCCTTAAGGCTAGTCTCCATAATAAGCTCATCAAGTGTGTATGGGTTGAGGTTATTCTTAGGATTGTTGAGAGTATTGCCATTCTCATCTCTAAGAACAAGCTTCTTATTGCCATGACCATCATCAATGAAATCAGGAGTACCTTTTGCGAGAATTTCATCTTTTGCTGCTGACAGCAAAATCTTCTGAACAGATTCAGCGATGCCAGCTTTAAACTTAATACCAGCTGTTGCATTTGCGAATGCAAAGCCGACTTGCATGTTTTTCTCTTTAGCTTCATATTCTTTTTTAGCATTATCAAGCTCTTCGCCTTTTGCAGTAAGCTGAGTCTGAAGCTGAACTACTTGATGCTTTGCATCTTTAAGCTGCTGCTTAAGAGCCTCATCAGAACCACCAGCTGCAAGCTTAGTTTCAAGTTCAGTAACTTTCTTTTTCTGTGCTTCAAGCTGAGCAGAAAGAGTTTTTGTGCCATCAAGCTTTGTCTTATAATCATTAAGAACTCGCTTAGCATAATCATAACTCTTTTCGCCTGCATTTTTAGCAATACCAGAAATACCAAAAATATCAGCATCATATTGGCCATGCAAAGCACCAATTTTTGTGCCAATTACAGTAGCTTCATCATTTTTTGAAAGCTCTGCAATTGCTGCTTTCTGTGCATCTGTGAGTGCACTCAAAGCAGCATTCTGATTTAACATATCAATTGTTATCATACTTTACGATTTTTTTTTATTAGTCCTTTGTGTCTTCTACAAGAGATGCAGCATCTCCATATGGGTCATTGATTACCTTAGTAATCTGATAGCCAAGTCTCTTAAATGACTGTTTAAACAACTGCCATTCACCTAATGAAAATACCATTGGCTGTGGCTTATTGATTTCTTTACCAGTTCTAGCACTGAATCGATTACCAAATGCAGCTTCAATCTGCACAAGCTTCTCAGTACCTGGAGCAACTGTGGTAGGTTTATTTGTTTCCATATTTTCAAACTTTTTAAGCTCTGCTTCAATAGAAGCAATCTGCTTGTTAACACTTTCTAATTCAGATTTAACCTCTTCAGGATGATAATCAGGACTATTAGTCTTGTACTGAAGAAGTTCCTCCTGTCGGTCCTTCAAGTCCTGTAGAGACTCTTGCAGGTCCGCCTTGCTCATCGAGCTGTCCAACATATTCTAAAAGTTTATCTTTAATAATTTGTATTTTTTGTCTTAACGGCAATGTAGAACCAAACTCAACAATGTCGATATTTTCTCGTTCAAACTTAGAGATTAATTCAGAGAAATTAATCTTAAGCTTTACATAATTAACATTAAGAAGACTTTCTTTATACAAATCAAGTACTTCTTGCTGTGTCTTATGTGGGTATGGTTCTAACTGCTTTAATATCAGCATTCTCTGCAAAACTAAAGGATTGTTTCTGTATTCAACCTCAAGTATCTGCTGAAGTATTGCATCGAGTTCTGTTTCAGACGCTCCACTTTCTTTAGCTGATTTATACTTAGAGTACAGTTCTTGAACTGTGAACACATAGAATTCTGTTCCCCAGCTAATTGATGATGATATGAAGCTGCTTCCATATCGTAGCTTACAAATTGTATCTTCAATGAACTTTTGTGCCTGCTCAAAATTAGTTTTAAGAGCATTAAGAACTGAAGTTTTGCTTTCAAAGTTTGCAGCAACTTGAGTTTCATTAATTGCTTCTTTATCACTAACTGATGCTGTACCACCTTGTCCTACAACTGAAACTACTATCTCATCATGTAATCTCTTACACTCATCTACGTTGTAATCAAGAGAATCCTTATCGATTGTTGTAATCTGAATTGGATTTCTCATATCATTGACTCCTTCAGCCGAATTTGGCACAGGAACTTCAATGAATGAACCAGGACCAGCTATTCGCTTTTCACTGCAACAAGGACACTTTTTAACAGAACCATCAGCAAGTATTTCGTAATTGCCATCAGAATCTCTTAGATATCCGCCATCGCAATATTCTCCTGTTTCGTTATTCTCATAATTACAATCTGCTTCGTATGCTGAATAAATTGGATATGGAGCATACAAATCAAGATGCTGTTTTGAGATTGAGAAGAATAAAAACCAGTCGAGTCGTGATAACTCTTTAGTAATTGGGTTTTTCTTAATGTCTGGGTACTCTTCATTCACTGAAGTAGACCAGTAAAATCTTGCAGGACAAAAACCCAAGTTATGAATTGCTTCAGTTACTAATGACTGGATTTCATTCTTTTCATTGAGTTGGTAAACTCTTATCGCGCTATCATCAAAAACTGCAATTTTATTATCAGGCTGCTTAAATATCAGCCATTCAAAATTTGTAGTGCTTTTATCTGCAAGTTCATAATCGATAACCTCAGTTATATTCAGCCAATAAAAATATGGCTCAGGTCTAAAACTATTCTGTTGTACAGGTAAGTCTATGACCAATATGCTGTTCGGTGAAACTTGCATTTGCTTCCAACCTTCAGTCTTCCAGATGTCAGGTTCATGGAGAAAATTCTTTTTGTAGTTCAACCAATCTTCTAGCAACTCAGATGATGTGAACTGGTATGAAGCTGATGAGTTTCTACTATAAAAGACTCGCTCCAATTCTCTATAAACATCTTCAATAACAGCTGATGACGGAAGTGGATACTGAAACAGGTGCTTAAATGTTTCAAACTTATCTTTTGGAAGTAGATGTGACACCCAATCCAAAAATGATGAAGCTGGAACGCTATAGTCAAATAAAGATATGCTAGTTTCCGTGTGGAATCTAACACGCTTCTGAAGATTGACAGCTCTATTTATAATATGCTGTTTATGCCTTTCTTGCAGAATTTTCTTTATTTGATTTAAGTCTAAGACCATATTCTTCAGTATATTCGTAATCACTATCTTCAGGTACTCGCCAGCCACCGTTTACAGCTGGGCCCATGTCGAGAATTCTCTCTGCATGTGAGACTTCAAATTCTTGTGAAATCTTATCAGTCTCAAGCCGTACCTTCTTTACAGGTTTTCTAATTTCACGCATACGATAATTTTAGCTTGATTTAGCATTTACAAGGTCTGTAAGTGGGTTATAATCAAATGTATCTGCCTTAATCAAAACCAGGTTATCAGACCAGTTAGGATAAAAACTCCAGCTGATTGTATTAGAGTCAGGCTCTTCATAACCACCGAGGTTCTTATCACCTACAAAGAACTTATCTACTGGAATTGGCGTGTAGTTTTCTCCATCACCAACTTCATCGATAGCTCCAATGTTGCCATTCTCATCAATCAGAA